CATTAATGTATCTGATACCGCATATATAGTTACCTTACCTGATGTATCCACTAGCATATAAGTACCAGTTGGATGGTCCAACCTAACAGTTAAAGCTGTATCATCTATTACCCCTATAATACCACCAGCAGTTTGAATTGTAATTGTCTTGGCAGTATCATCTACTATAAATCTTAAACCACTACTAGTCTTCCATACTTTCCGATTAGGATAGTTAGTAGTTCTTTCTGTAGGCAATCCTTTTGTACCAGTAGGAGCTTCGCCAATATAAACTGGCTGATAGATATCTCCCTGTTCAAACATTACAAAGACATATGTTCCTACATCTGGAATAGCGAAGAAGCCTATACCTGTTCCGGCACCCTCCCAAATAGGATACATCGGAACCGCCCAGGGTAATAAGGTGGCTTCTACATCAGCTAACATAGGATATATTCTAACCTTAATCCTACCTAGTTGACTAGGGTCATTGTTGTCTTCTACCTTTGCCCTGTATATCCCAGGAAAAGTATCACTATGTAATGTAAGACTAGTTGTACCTACTTCTCTACCCATTATGAAGTCTTCCTTTTAGTTGCTGATAATAAAGATGTTGCTTTATCTGTATCCATACCATGCCTAGTTAAAAGTAATTTAGTATAAAAGGCTTCTCCTAAATTATGAACTACTTGTTCTACTAACCAAAAACCACTATATTGATATGAATAAAGTTCACTGGCTTGTAATCCATGTGGAAAGAATACCTCTACTGTTTGCCCTGGAACTACATTAGGCAACCCTTCTGTGCTTATCCACATCTTAACTAAACTAGCCAATCTATTGTAATAACTACCTTTTACCATACCTGCAAAGTTACTAGTAAAGTCGTTACTTCTACCAGTATTAGTTATTGCATTACTACTCTCTGAATCATTCTTATCTATTAAGAAAAAATCAGATAATGACTGATAAGATTGTACATCCTCTGTTCCTTCGGTATAAGTTGTGGTATCGTAATTAAAATAAGAATAGGCCTGTTTCTTGGAACCAAAGGATTCATACAATTTATAGTTGTCAAATATATAATAAGAAAATACTGGCAGTCTGTCCTCGTATGGCTTATCTGCTAGTATAAATTTGTATGCCACGGGACTTGCTACCATTTCAGTTAATGATTTAAATACAAAATAAGTTTGTCTATTATACCTCTTTATAAAAGACCTAAAACCACATTCATTATTACTACCTATTAAGTTCTCTTTTAGATACTTTAGAAATTGAATATTAGACCACTTGGGTTGTAGTAAATTCTTACTATAACTTAAACCAGTACTAACATCTGTGTTCGTTATCCCCAGTTCATTCTTAGCAATATTCTCTAGATTGGTCTTAATATTGCCGGATAGTCCTCTGCAATAATCTGGACCAAATAAACCAGACATATCAAGCAATCCTTCTACATCATAAATTCCAAAAGGATTACTAACGTCATTACCGGGCTTTCTTCTGTAAACTGCAAAACTAAAGGAGTTAATATCTTCGTTAACTGGTGTCTTGGCTATCTCAATGTATATTTTGCTCATTCCTTGGTCAAAAGGAAATATGTGCGTTAATGCACCAGTAGTATCTTGAAGAGTTAACTTAAACTCAGGTAGAAACTTGTTTATATCCTGTACTATAGTCAATTCTCTCAAATTACTGTTACTTACAGGTAAGTCATCTTCCCCGAATTTTACTCTAATGTGATAATACATATTACCTCAATGCGTACTTCTTATAGAATGTGTAAATATCTAAAATACTGGGTATCTTTATTAATGTACCCACTTCCATCTCATGAAATACATCATGTATATTATTAAACATCATTACAAGCCACCAAAACCTAATAGTTCCATATATCTTGTAACTAATTAAGTCAGGTCTCATTATGTCTTCTTCAACTATCCGATAATATTGAATTGGATAAACAGTAGTAAATTTAGATAACGTATTGTGAAGATGGTCATACTCATTAATATCGTCAGTTATTACTTTAGTATAGAATGAAGTCCTATCCATTTGCACCACCTAATCCTAAATTAGTTCCCTGACCAGTAATAAAGTTACTTCCTGTCATTTTTGTACCACCGAAGTTACCTGATACTTTATGTGCATCAATTAAATCTTCCTGTAGTAACATTTCATAAGTTTCAATATTAACGACTACTTCCGCACTTACTGGACCCTCTTGTGCCATCCTTGTACCGTAATCAATCTGTACACTTTTAATAATTACACAATTAAATTCAACAAAGTCACCTATACTAATACCAATTGTCCCATCCGAAGCCCCTAATACCCCAGCAATACTACCATGTGTTTCCGACCATCTAGCTGGATTTGGCCCTGGCGGTATTAAAGAAAAAGCTTCTGTAGCTTTATCTATTAAGGTAGAACCATGCCTAGGTAGTACTAAACTTTGTAAATACACACAAGGCTGAATTACTTCTTTAAATACGTTCTCTACGGCTTCAAACTTTAACTTTAATTCTAATTTTATTGGAGAAGAATCTGTCCAAACTCTCCTAGTCAATGCTGCATTATATAATTGTTTACCTGTAGTACCCTGAGTAATTACTTGGCCTATCTGTCCAATCTTCTGAATACTCTTAGGCATACCTAGTTTATCCCATGTGGAATCTACATTAAATTTGAAGTTATCTTGTAAAAAAGCGTAAACAGTAATATTATAACTTTTACCATCTATAGCTTGTATACGAACTACGTATCTGTTATTAGTTGTGGATAATAAACTTTGTGGCAATCCACATGTTATTGGTAGTGTCTTCTTAAAGTTATTCATTATTGCCGAACCTGCATTTGAAAACATTTTAGTAAAATCCATATGTCACCCTTATGCGATGTCTAATATTCCTGTATTTAATGAAGCCAATAATGGGTCTCTAATATTATATGCATCGTATCCACTTGAGTTAGAGGCAGAAGTTTCATCTTTCTTAGACTTACTTTCGTTCAATAAATTATCCATAGTTTTGTTTAAACTTTCAAAGCCTTCTTTTTGTACCTTTAATGTTTCCGCCCCTGGTATACTTAACGGTACTTGGTCAAATTTAGGTAGGAGCTCAGTCTCCCCAAATTTTACTCCCGCCTTAACTGACCTACCTCTACCCATTAAATCAGCTGGCGTTAAATCAGGCATTCCAGTTTTAGGATTAACTTTAGTAAAATCCCTAGACGCACCTGTTTGAATATCTTGACCACCCATAAATCTTGTTGTAGCCTGTAGCCCCTGAGATATTCGTTTACCACCTATCAATCCACCTGTTAGACCAATACCACCGCCTACTAAGGCACCTATCGGACCAGCAACCATAAAGCCAATTGCGGCACCTTTAATAGTATTCCATAAGGCATTCTTGGCTATTCCACCAACTGTGGCACCTTTTTCGCCTATACCTGGACCAGTACCACCTAGGAAACTACCTGAAGACGAAGCTATATTTTGACCTAAGGTTTGTTTCTGTCCTGCTTTACCAGTTAACCAACCTTCATCCTCAGACTTCTTTCTACCTTTAAAGGCGTCCCAGGCACCCATGGCTAATCCAGCAACACCAATAGTAATTGGATTAGTGGCAAAACTAGCTAAACTTTTACCAAAGCTTCCTAAAGTCGCACCTAAATCACCTAAACCTAAATTCTTAAGTAAATCTCCTTCTTCTTTTGGTTCCTTTGCAACAGCTCCAACTGAAACGGCTGCTAGTAAATCCTTAGTCCATTTAGCTCTATAAGCACCAGTTGTAAAGAATGAAGTCAATCCATTATCTAAAGCTGCTTTCTGGTCTAAAGTATGTCTACTACTAGCTCCCACATCAGTTTCTACCTTACCTTTACCTTTACCATACAAGTCACTATAAGTACTTTGAAACTTCTCAATAGAAGTATCCTGTGGCATAACATTGCCAATAAACTTTTGTTGCTCTTGAATAGCCGCGCGTTCTTTCTTTTTCTTTTGCGCCTCAAAAACTGACTTTCCCATTTGACCTAAAAAGCCGAAACCCTCTGTTATATCCTCACCAATACCACCAGCTATTCCGCCAGCCGCAGAAGCTACTCCACCTAAGACGGCGTGTTTCTCTTTAAACTGTTCAAACTTAGACTTAGGTTTTTCAAGTACATTCATTCTGCCTTGAATAACCTTAAACCTATCTCCTAGTCCACTAGCTGAAGCTCCTGTATCCCTTTCTAATTCCTTTAGTCTTTGTTGTGTGGCACCTGTAAAGTTTTCCGGATTAGAGAAGTAGGCTAAACCACCCCTAATATGGTCAAACTTATTATATATACTTTGAACTAAAGCTTCTCTATCAGTACTAGAGTTAATAGTTAATAATTTATCTACTTCATCGGCAGTTTCTAATGTTAAGTCAACTAATTCCACTACTTGTTTCTTTTCAGCTGTACTTACCTTATTACCAAATTTGCCAGCTAAGTTATAGAAATAAGTATATATGTCTCCACGCAAAGACTCTTGTATTAGTCGTAGAGACTTTTGTGAGGTCTCCTTAAATATAACAGCGCCTTCCTGTTTATACTTTTCTGCCCACTGAAATTCATTCATTACTTTATCCGCCATTTGCTACCTTCTTTTTAGCTTCAATTTCATCTTTCTTCTGTTTAACTAGTCTTCCGTGTAACCAATTTAAATCTGCTGTATCTTGACTATCAAAATCACTTATTGACATATTAAGATAGTACATTAAATCAAACTGCATTTCCAAGATACTTGTTAAGTCTTTTCCCATAAGGAAGAAGCATTTCAAGTCGAAAGGGAATAGGCAATACGCCCCCGCCTCCACACTTCGGGCACTCATAGGTTGTTTCCATTTTAGGACCATGAATGAATTTTTCATGGAACGCTCGAATTGTGGCTAAATCCCTTACCGATAACTCTTCTAAAAATTCTACCCTATCCCAAATACCTTTATCATCTACTATACTTAAAGCATATCTATATAACCAAACATTCTGACCTAACTTATCTATTTCACTAACCTTAAGTAAATCATCCACTGTAAGTAATCTTAACTTTACTAACTTACCTGAATCTGATAATTTAACTTCATATGGTTGTTTATAATCGTCAGGCAATGTTACATTATCTAATTTAGATAAATCTATATTGTATTCTGACTTCTGCCAGCAATGTTCACACTCTGACTCTATAGGAAAGTCTTTACCATAGGAGTTAATTGTTTCCCATAGAATTAAAGCTAACCTATCCCCAATTGTTAACTTAGTAGGTTCAATACCTTTTAATACGCTACCTAAAAGTAGATTGGCTTTCTTGTCAAAGTTATCGGTACTTATTTCAGCGATTAACTTTTCATCTCTACCTTTAAGTGTTCTGATTTGAATTGTGGAAGCGTCTACACCTGTGTAAGCTAAACACTTCGATGGAAGGTTTATTGGTATGTAATTATCTGGCATTTGTTCTCTCCTTTTTCTTTTTGTTGAAGAGGGTTATTAAAAAGCTGTGTATTCAATTTTGTCAACCTTAAACTGAACTTCTACTTTTACTACCTCGTTTGAACCCATACTTAAATTATATGCTGGAAACTTTACTGGAAAACATCCTTTCAATTTGTATTGTCCTATCGCTATATCAGTTGAATCTACAAATCTAATGTAAATAGTCTTTTGGTATTTAGACTTAGGATTGTATAATCCATCTGGACCAATTATTAAATTCTTCCAGGCATTAAAATATGGCGATACAATATCAGGCATTGTTTTAATAAACTTCATTGTTACTTGACCAACTTCGAAGTTACTAGCAAACGAGGCCTGATATGGACCATATCTCATTGTTGTTGCTTTACTAATATCGTAATCACCAAAACTAACTTCTTGCACAAACTGGCTTAAAGCAAATCCTACAAGTCCACCCAATTGAAAACCAATGTCAGGTAGTAGCACGTCCCAGAGATTGTTTCTCTGGAAACGTGCATACCTTAGGGCAAAATTGGTTGGTTGGCTGATTCCAATCATTAGTTAGCTGACTCCCATGAATCAAATGTAAATGTCACATTAAATTCTACTGGGTCGCCATCTCCCTGCTTTAATGCTACTTTATCAACTGAGCTAGGCCAAATACCTTTCATCTTTATTTTGTTAGTTGTAGAACCATCTGTACCTAACAAAACAAGATAGGCATCTGTTTTATACAATGGGTCACCTACGCCTACACCAGCTACATCATTAACTACTAATTGCTGCCATCCATAAATTGCGTCAAATACTTTTCTGTCTTCACCTTCCATAAATGAGCAAGCCCAAGTATGGTCATATTCCAAAGCACCAGCAACTGCAACACCAGCTGTTTGCTTAAAAGGAATATTTATTACTTTGTTACCACGTTTTGGTATTTCCGAAGACCTAACTCTAAACTGATAGGTCTCACTTGCGCCACCACCTAAGGGAACAGGAATAAGCACATCAAAGATATATGGTCTTTGAGGGTTAGATAGATTCGCCTTTAGGGAGTCGATTCCGAATTCAGCCATTTTATTTCTCCTTTTTAGTTAACAAACTACCTTCTAATAGTTTTAATTTAGAAAGTATATTTGTTTTCCAATCTTCTCTTTTTAAATCTTTACTGTTAATAAATAAAACACTATAACCAAAATTTCCAAATAACCTCCTGCGTTCGGTTATATAATTTTCAATACTACCATATTGTCTAATTTTATAAAAATCTGCGAATACCTCAATTACTACCTTTAATCCATTAGTGTTAACAAAGTCAGGATTGCAATGTTTACCCTCGGAAGTAATCCAAAAGTCACCTTGACCAACAAACTTATAAGGAAGATTATTAGTAGAAATTAAATTAATTAATCTATCCTCGTATGTTGTTGGTTGTCCATTATTTAATCTCTTCAAAATAGAACTTACTCTTCTTAAAACCACCTCCTTGGATTGCTTTTTACCAAGATTTCTATTTCTTTGTTCCATTCTACCTTTTACTGTTTGTATATAGTGACCATTAATATACTTCTTTTTAGAATTTATTTTACATTCAAAACTAGTATTACAACCACATAAACAATGTCTAATTTCTCTTTCAATATAGTTATGGGAATGTCTACCATCAGAAAATAGTTCTTTTTTCCTTTGTGACATCTTATCTTTAGTGACTATTGAATGTTTACTACCTATGTTCACTTCTTAAACTCCTTATTGTCCTATTGAAATCTTTCTATATAATAAACAGTTACCTCTTAACCTGAAACCACCTTGCCTAGGTATTGACCTAAGGAAGGCCAGGGTGTTAAAGTGTATCTAACACCCTAACTCTGCTACTTTTATATATTGTTAACGTTTCTGCTGACTAACTCCGTAAAACTGGCTCCTGTTGAAGTAATAATCACACCCAGCTCAATAATTTCGGCCGCTCTACTAGGTTTGATAAATACGTCCACATGTAGCTCATTTCTATCAATTGTATCCGGTGTGTTATTGGTCTCATCGCAAATTACCGCGTAACCTTTGTCACCTAATTCGGTCTGGAAAGCACCTTGGGCTGAAAGGGTATCTAAGTAGCTCTCACACATAGATGTAATTCGTAACCTTGTGTTCTCGCTATTCGGCTCAAATACAAAGTACTTTAGAGATACTGAGATGGCTTTCTCTAATATGATTAACAACCTACGAACATTTACTCTATCTAAAGCGGAAGGTTTAGTCTGTTCTGTTTTCTGTCCCCAAATAACATTACCTTCTCCTCTAAATGTCTGTAAAGGATTGATTTGTCTTTCATATAGTGTATCTCTTTCACCTTGTGTAAATACATCTGTTAAACCTAGTACATTTAGTATACCTCTGTTAAAACCAGCAGGAGCATACCAAACATTAGATACTTGGTCACTATAAGCTATCTGAGAACCAACATAACCTGAAGGCGGTATCTCTAATAACTTATCATTGTATTGGTCATAAACCTTAACCCACGGACCATACAAGGCGCAGTAGCTTGAATTAAAGTTCTGTGTCGTTGTTCTCCAAGTAACCATCGATGTAACTGATGTTAACTCCGCATACGGCATATCTAATATGGCAATACAATCTTTTCTATCTTCGGCAATTGTTTTAATCTTGCTTTGTACTGCAACTGTAGTAGCACCACCACCTAAAAGTATTCTAACATCAACATCATCAGGATTAGCAAAGAAATCCCAACCTGTATTAGTAATACCATCAGTTACTGTACTACCATTAGAACCAGTAGCCATAGCTAATGTTGTGGCCTGTCCTTTAGGATAAACACTATCAGCTTCAGCAACATTATCGGCAACTGTAATATAGTTGCTAAACCCATTGATTCTGTCTTCTAGGTATTGCTGTCTTCCATATCCATCAAGCTGTTGTTTTCTAGATACTGTGAATCTTTCTACTTCATCATATGTACCTTCTGCATTTAGGTAGTATACAACAATATCAAATACCCAAGTAGGTCCACCAGTATAAACAGGTGTACCAGCAATAACATTTTCTATTCTAATACCAATACTGTTGTTCCAAGTTCCTGGGTCTCTACCAAAAATCATAAACAAGTTGTCTTCACCTGTGATTGTGTCAAAATCAGGTGTCAACTGTCCCGTAGCAATAGCAGCATTAGATTGTGCACTACCACTTGTTTTAATCTTTACACCACCATAAAGAGCTGCATTAACAACTCTCAAGCAATATAACCTACTACCATTCTCAAGAAAGGCTAAAGCTGTATAGTGGAAATAATTTCCAACTACAGGCTCGCCGTATTCCTGAATAAACTGCTGTGTATTAGTAATCAACCTTAATTGTGTAATGTCTCCTTTAGTTGAATACCCTACCAACCCTGCAGTTGTGGTTGAGATATTAGGTATAATATTGCTTATATCAATTTCTTTTGTATATACCCCTGCACTTACATAAATTGATGCCATCTGTTCCTCCTTAGTTTATCTTCTGCTTTTAAGTAATTTTTTCAAATCGTCTCTTAAATCTACCTCTACTACCATTTCCTCTTCTTTATCCTTCCCATCTAATCCCCAGTTAGTTCTGTAGAACCTTAACTTGTTTACCTCCATTACTTCTATTTCCCACTTACCAAAGAGTTTGTTTAGTTCTTGGTTGTCTACATGGTCTAAGAAATTATCATTGGACATACTTCTATTCTTAACTCCATTGGCCGGGTCATTCTGGGTTATTTTAATTTTACCCCAAATAGAAATCCTAAGTAACCAAGCCTCCAAAGTACCATCCTCGTCATATGGACGCATATCTGGAAGAGCTAACATTGTCTCTACCCTTTTCTTATCTTCGGGTGACAATTGCTTGTTACTATCTCCATACTTATCCACCATTGCTTTGTAGACATCATTATCATATACACCTTCGTCTACCGCTGTACCCTTTACTTCCTTAAATAAATTAAACAATTCCTGAACTATGCTCACTTATTCTCCTTAGCTAATAGTATCTGAAGTAATTGTAAATGTATTGGCTAATGTATCCTTGTTTTGGTAATCAGCTAAAATATTCCCCGCCGGTGTTCCTGCAAATGTAATGTCGTAAGCTCCGGTATAATAATCTATTGTGCCATCCGTTCCACCAGATGTATCCGAAGTTAATAGGCCTTCCCCATCATCCGTAAATGTTTCTACACCATCAGTAATACTAATAGTATTCTCTATTGGTTTACGAGCTAAGTTACCTGTTCTGTGACTAGGCGAACCACCCGCTCCTAGTATCTCATCAGTTATAGCCGCGGCTGTTTCCCTAATCCATACTCTTAAAATAATAGATAGTATTGTGTAAGAGCTTAATGAAGTAAATATCCAACCATCTAATGTTAAACTCATTCTACTAACAAAGTAAGTTCCTTTGTCATATGTTTGGCTATAAGGAGATTCATCAACTACCCCACCGTAGAAATGCATATCCATCTCCATTGGATATCTATCCATGTAATTTAAAATCAAATTAGGGTTATTGAACTGCCAAAATAAATAGGCTTCTGTTGCCTGCATCATCTTGTCATAATCCCTAGTCCAAAACCATATATCATAATCCATTGTAACTGGAACAGCTTTAGCTGTAATAATAGTCTTCTTTTCTGATGTAGCATACTCCAAAGAAAGACCATGATGAGCTACTGAATATTTATTTCTATCCCAATCAAACTTCATATTCCTACGCCAAACACCTATAAACTCTACTGAGTCATTACCTCTCTTCTCTGCTATCTTCCTCTGTTGTATTTCTTTAGGAGCAAATACAATATCATTCACAAAAGAAGTCAGACCGAAGTAAGACCGAAATTTACTATACACGGCAGACTTAACAGCATCATCAATTGTTTTAATATAACTACTCATTTTCTCTTTTCTTCTTATGTAGATATATCTGCCACTCCGCCAAAAAATACCTCCAAATGCTTCTCTTCATTAAAGTAGGTGGCTTAATAATATATTTAGACACCCATTCTTCCACAAAGTGTTCTGGTTCCACTGGCATTAAATGTCTAGCTTCCACATAGTCACCTAGTATACGAATAGCCACTAAGTGGTATGAAGCTTCCTGAAATTGTACTAATGCTGGTGACATTTCTTTATGCTTCTTCATTTAAATTGATTAATCCTTCATTTACTGGAACTACTTCTGATAAATCATATTCCACTTTTACATATCCTTCTAACACACCTATATTATATACTTCGGTGTTCTCTAAGGATTCATTTATCCCAAGATATATAGAACTAAATGGACCAACCTGAACCTGTACTTGTCCACTTGATACATTAGTAATCTTCCTTACCTTTGTTTTCATCATACCTTCAACCTTAATGGGGCTAACTTAAATACCCTAAACACTTCCGCATTATAAGTATTCCTGGATAGTACATCTACAATTTCAAATCTATCGGTATCATACTTCTCTGGAACATATTTAATATCCAATACTATATAGCTCTTAATACATACTTCTGGAATTTCCGGGAACCAGGCTTTTATCGGTGCATCACTTTCAGTATATAAGCCTAATGTTCTTAGTCTTTGTATATCCTTAGCAAACCATTCAATCCATACTCGATGATTAGTATACTTCTTAAATACGATATCAGTAGGTGCCATATAAATATCGGTAGTGGCTAATGCACTTAGGTTTGTAGGAATATATAAGTCACACTGCATTCCATACATACCTACTGAAAGGTCACTAAAGTTCTTTATTCCAGTTATTAATCTCTCGGGTAATAAAGTCATTTTTGTACATACCCCTCAGCTGCTATTATCTTTTTAACTTCACTATTCATAACATTCCTTCTATCAATAGCACTTAATACAACATTACAAACTATTATAGCAATACCAATTACTGCGATAAACAATTTGGCATGGTCAATATCACGAGCAATATCACTACTGTTAATCTTTTCCATCAATGTACCTGGCAATTTAGTAGTTAAAGTTTCATTAATCTCTTTGTTAGATACTTCTAATCTACACAATGAATCAATTGTCTCTTTATGAGTTTGGTCATAATTACTAGTAACTCCATCTACTATTTTAGTAATCATTCCATTTGACATTGCATCACTAATCTTATCTAACTTTACAGTAATATCGGACAATCTATCTGTAACCTTTTCAAGAGCCACGGCTGACTTAATATGTGCCTCGGTAAAGGCTAATAACTTTTCTTCACTTATTTCAGGCATGTCATAGCTCCAATTGAGTAAGCTGTCTCTGGGGGAACACATATAGCAAGCAATTCACTATCTTCGGTTGCAGTAACGGAATGTTCAACACCAATACCAATAGCCGCACATTCCCCTTTATGCATAATCCTTATACCCCCACCCATTTTTATTAATATAGTTCCCTTTGTAATAATAAGATATTCAATACTGTCATTATGACAATGTGTAACAAATGTAGTACCTTCCTTATAATAACCAATTAAAATATTTGCATTACCATCCTGGTAAAGGTTTTTAGTTTCTACACCATTAGCAATAAAACCATTATCAGTTGCCATAAGTTCAGCCTTTTCAATAAACATATATCTTAATGCATCTAGTTTTTTGGTAGATTTATCTAGACTACCATTTACTATATTTAAATTATCCATTACCATATTAGACATTTTAACTCCTGTTATAATCCGTATTTACTTCTAACTCTTTCTACCTCGGATTTATCCAAATGTGTTCTGGATTCAATCTTTGATAGACTAACTAAAACATCCACTGGATTAAGAGTCTTTAATTGTGCCTCTTTTGAAATACCTAATTCTTTGGCAATAAACTCCGCCTCATTAGTACCATTCTTTTCAGCAAAGGTATTCATATAATGTACTAGTGTTTCATCAGGGTTCTTTCTAAAGTGATTCTTTAAGTTCTTTAAACCCGCCCTTATTCCATGTTCTAAATCCTGGAATATAGCATGCCCCTGACTATCCTTACCTGTCATTCCATCCCATTGCTGGAAGGCTTTCAAGTTAATAGGATTGTTATTCTTTTGACCTACAGTAGCCTGGTGATGTACAGCCGGCCCCGCATCCGCAGTACCGACAGCTAAAGGACTGGTAAGTGCGGCTGCACCGATTAGGGCACCTGCAGCCGCATTCTTCCAGTTTAACTCTAGGAGGAGTTGTACCTGTTCATCACTTCTTACTGCATTATAGGCTTCAAAGATACTATTCATATATTATTTCTTTGCGTTTACTGCATTATCCATACCTGGCTCAACTGCTGTCTGCTTCGCTGGTAAATCCTTTGTATCATCTGCTTTAGGTTTATCAGTGGCTACAGGAGCTGCAACTTCAGGTTCTGGTTTAATATCTGTTACTACATTACCCGCTGGTGCATCTTTAGCCTGGTCAAATCCAGGTTCTGCCTTTACTTGGTCTTTAGGTAAATCTTTTGTATCACCAACATCAGTGGCTACATTACCGACAGCCGCTGGAACTGCTTCTTCCTGTAATGACTTAATTGTAGTATCATCAACCTTATTCGGGTCTGCAGGAACTTTACTTTCAGCCGCTGCAACTGGAGCACCTTCACCCGCTGGAATTTCCGCTTCTACTTCGGCGGCTTCTTCCTCAGGTGTTTCCTTTAATTCCTCTTCCATTGTAGCTAATGCATCATAGTAAGATTTAACTGTAAACTCTTTAATGTGGTCTAAAGCAATCTTAGCAATTATCTCTTTATCCCCACCAACTGTATCCAAGTGTTCCATCTCAACTACTATACCCTTTTTAAACTCATCCATCTGTTCTGGTGTAACACCAACTACTTCGGCTAACTCTGCTATCTCCTCTTCTGTTAACTCTGTGACTACAGGAGCTTCTGTATCACCTAAATCCATATCAACATCAGGTGTAGGTTCCTGTACTGAATCGTCTTCCATTATCTTTCTTAAATCCTTAAACAAATTCATATCCATTGCATTCCTCCTTATTTGACCAACTCGGCTAAAAATTGACTTAATACATTCTTATCGTTTGTTACTACTGCATTCTTTAATGCTTCTAATCCAATTCTATCCATTGTTTTTAATTGGTTAGTAATCTTGGATAATTCAACCTTTGTACCTAATACTGTACTTAAGGACTTCTGTACGGCTTCAGCAAATCCTAGTGTAAAGTCATCTGAAGATTCTTTTACCTCTTTTGACTTTCTTTCCTTTACCTTTGCTTCATATG